AAAAGCTCAACAGATTTTAAGTCTGTTGTGTCTACCTATTCCACCACATCGGCATATACTTTTTCTATAAACTGTATTGGCTCAACAGACCATGTGTTGTTTGACCATCTAATATGACAACCTTCGTCTCGATTAATATATCCTCCTCCGATACCAAAATAATCTCTTTCTATTTTCAATAACACACCATAATGTGTAAAATCATCATCTGGATGATAACATTCGCTATCAGTTAATCTAACTAAATCACCGACTTTCATGGGTGGCAGGCTCCGCAATGACATCCAGGGTTAGTAGGGCAAGACCATGAATAACACTCGTATCCTGGCGCTAAAATAGTCTCACCTTGAAAAGTTTTTATCTCTAATATGTTGTAGCCATCCACATCAACATTCAAGATACGAGTGAGCATTCCGACAGTCTCTCTGAACGAGTCGGTCTGCTCGCCTCGAATGCACTCTTTCCAGACTACTAGCTCTCCAATCTTCATTAGGCAAAAAAGACAGGCATCTGCCTACCATTTTCCTCCAATACGACGCGGATATATTGGTTAGGGTTTCTATCTTTTCTCCATATCGCTTTCTGGATTACTTGCTGCTCATTTCCATTTGAGTAGTCATCAATCCAGCGTTGATCTGTGTGACGCCACTGCATTTTGTAAGTTCTCATATCTTTCTCCATCACTTTATATACTAATTATATTTTAGTTTTTATTAGGTGTCAAGAAAAATCGGGGCAGAAAAACTACCCCGATTAAAAGTCAAACAATATTAGGAGATTGAAATAGAAAGAGGTTGCATTTCTGCACGTTGAGGAACGGTTACTGTAAGTAAGCCATTCTCATAATGAGCGGAAGTGTTTGAAAGGTCAAGATTATTATCGTAGTTTGTATACGTCTTCGTAAATGAACGACGTGCAATCCTACGTTGAGCAGGACCATCATCACCAGTATTAGTCTCGGCTGAAACCGTGATACTGCGTTTATCTGGCTTAATATCTATATTTAATTCCTCTCGACTGAAACCAGCTAGAGCAAACTCCATTACAGTATTTCCATCGTCATCACTGTAAATATCTGCAACTGGATAACCTTGCGTGGTTTGTTTTAGATGTCGCGGAAAATCCACAAAGAAACTGTCGAACAATCCGTCAACCACGTTCATACCCAATAGGCTTGGGTGTTTATAATTTGTAATATTAGTCATAAAATTTTCTCCTTTTGTAAGCGAGACTAACCATGTTACTCCCTACACTGGGTGGCAACATGGTTATAATATAATAAACTTATTTTACTTGTCAAGGGGGTTTTCTAAATTAGTCATAACAACTTCTAATTTTCTTGCCTTTGCATCATATTCTCTAGCTCTCGCTTTTTCAGTAAAATGAACACCAAGAGATAAAATACCAGTACAAAAACCAACGTAGAAAACCATCATGACAAATTCATAAAGGTTCACTTTTTAATCTCCTTTGAAATGGTTAGCCATTGCCATTAATGTTGGTGCCCAAAGCCCAACGAAGATACCGAATCTTTCGGCGTGAGCAGGATCGCTGTCGCCAACCATCGTCCACGTAGCAATAGAAAATGCTACAGATACTAGAGACGCGATAAAACACGTCCGTGAAATCATTGCTTTATTCATATCCTCTCCTTTTGGAAAAACATTGATATAGGTATTATATTAATCTTTTTTTTCTTTGTCAAGATATTTTTCTATCTTATGTGAAAAATAAGGTAGTCCAACTATAAGCAGGACACATAAAATCCAAACTAAAGACATCTCCATTGGTGACTTATCAGGATTTATATAATCCTCTATAAAATAATAATTCTTCACTTATTCAGTCTTCTCTGGACTGCTATAAAAAGTTTAATCGCTCCGATTGTAGCGATGGGTATAGAAATGGTGGCACACAATAGAAATGCTGCAATGTGTGACCACTCTGATATTGGTGTTTCAAAAAACATAATAATCTCCTTTGGTACTCCCGGTAGGACTTGAACCTACGACCGAGCGGTTATGAGCCGCCTGCTCTAACCAACTGAGCTACGGGAGCAAATGATTAAGCTATCTGTGTTAAATATTTAAAGTTTGGATGAAAAGATATATTCTTAGTTCTTTTCCTTTGTTTTGAAATCTTTAATCTTTTTGCTCTAAAACCTTTGTCAGTTTTCTTAGGTATAAAGACAGCGATAACCTCTCGACTCGTTGGTTTCTCCTTTAAATTTAGTGTATTTACGAAACCTTTTAGGGACAATGGAGGTATCTCTACTGCTTCAACATAAACCGGTGCCCTTTCTTTTATAACCCTCTCTTTTGCTTTTTTCTCGATTGTCGTTTGAGAAGTGTCACATATCTGATATGGTTTATTATCAGGACCGATAAAGCTAGCTTGATAATATTTAGGCATTGTTATCCTCCACTAATTTTATTCTTTCTGGAATAAACTCTACATGATTATAAGTATCTAAACCTGGAAAGCAAACTTTGATAAAGCTAGGTTTTCCATCTCTATTGCTTTGCTCTGTGAATATTAACTCTTCAATGAAGCCATAATTACCCTTCCATCTTTTACGATGAATAGGATCTAAGTCTTCAACCCAAACAGTTACAAGTTGGCCTAGCTTAAACTCCATCGTTTACCTTCAGCAAATCATCTTCAAATATCCAACGACTGTCGTGTCCGCCATCTATCCAGTGAACTTTGTAAAGTCTATGTAGCATACCCATTTTATCTACTCGTTCAACTATGACACCATAGTGCTTTGGCGAGCTTTTATAATACCGGGATACAACAACTAAATCACCAAGTTCGTATTTATAATCTATTTTATTCATATTAAAAAGTCAAATAAAAAAAAGAATGATCCCCTCTATTTGTTCTTCACCCAGAGAGAAGGCTAGGTTCATTTCAACTATGCGATCCACGCACCCTTCACTAGAACCATTGAAGGTCAAACCCATAGTTATGTGTGTTGTGACCATTCTACGAAATATACATATTTATTTTTTTACTTTTTTTAAATCTTTTCTTGTGTGTCTTTCTCGTTTCACTTTCCCGTTGATAAACCAATCAACATTAAATTTCATTCGTTGGCGTTCTGGCATACAAATTGAAACCATACCCACGCAACCTTTGTACATTTTTAAACATTTTAGTTTGTTCCCATAACTGGAAAGCTGTACTAAATCGCCTTTTTTCATCGTCCAATGCTCTTTGTCATTTCCATATTGGTAATGTATTGATAAGCACCCTTGTTAAATGCTGGGGCAGTGCGACGAGACTTACTTACTTTTTCTTGAAGTGCCAGGGTTTGACCACACTCCAGACAGGTTCTATAACCAAGACGATATCTCTTTGGATTAAAATTATCTCCACAAGAAACACATTCAGCCATTATTTACCTCCAATTTTCAAAAAACTTTTATACTTGACATCCATATTATCATAGTAATTTGTCTTTGTCAAGGACTTATGTGCTTTATGCAGTTCTTTTCTTCCTGCTATATTAATTAGAAAATAGGGAGCTTTTCCCCTTGGATTAAAGCCATTTATTGACACAGAATCGTTAGGATTGAAACATATGTTCTTGATATCTTTAATTCCTTTTGCTTTTATTATTCTGTTAACGAATGTTTGAAACTGTTTTGTTTCTTCCATCGTAAGTGACTCACCATCTGGTAATTCCAAAATCAACAGTGCACTACTATATTTTGAATCAATAAATTTGTCAATAAGAAAATCTAAATTTTGTTCCTCTGTGATGACTTCAATCATCAATTTATCATTGTCTAGTTCTGGTTTTGCGAATGGGCACACAGGCATACCACCAAACTCTGGCCTGGGCTGACTGATAACTTCATTGATATAATCAATTACTTTCTGTTTCTTGTCTTCCACTTATTACCTCTAAATGTTTTTTACCCATCCAAACTTCCTGGTCTGTCCGTATCCAGTGGACATATACGGTGGTTCCATTGCTGAGAGCATCAAGAACTAATCCTAAATCATTAGTTTTTAAGCCGGTTTGGAACTCTGCGTACGAGGCCGGATTATCTCTCGTGTACTTAACTAAATCTCCAACCTTCATTCATGCATCTTCTTATGATTTTTTTTAAGTGTCAAGTATTTTTTATCTTCTCTCGCTTCTTTCCAACAAGCATAAAAAATACGGGCAGATGTGGCTTTGTCGCATGTGAGCGCATCAGGCTCTTGTGGTATTATTGTGCCGTCATCATTATATTTTCTACCGTCTCTATGATTAGCATAACGTCTGGCGCGTGTAAAGCCCATGTGCAAATACTTTTTTGCCATGTCCGCACCGACAAAATCATTTATATCCAGAAAGTTATAAAACATTTCTAGTATTTTTTGACTGCTAACCTCTGCTTCGGGTGGAGTTTTAAAACGCCAATGGGCACATATCTCTGACTTATATGGTTCACATAAAAGAACACCTTGTTGACCTCGACCCACTTTATAAAGGTGCGGGTTTTGTCGGTAGTTTATATCAGGGTTCCACTTTTTGAAATAATCATCATTCATCATCTTTATCACCCTTGTCTACGAGCCACAAGATAAAGAATCCAAATAAAATAATAAGGAGTAGTTGAACTCCTATCCCCTCTCCGGTCATATTACTTCTCCTTTTTTAACCAGTATTGCGGACCCACCCACGGGTTTTCCATGTGCGACCAAAGAACCTCTGCAAATTTACCATCTTTTCCAAAATACGGATCAAGCACCACACCTAAAGCAGATTTAGATAGACCAAATCCATTTTCGGCACGTATTAAAGGAGGGCCTGTATAGCAAACTAAATCGCCTTTATTAAGTATCATCCCAACAACTCCCGCATTTTAAACAAACCTATTTCTTTGTGTTTGCATTCTAACATTACATCAACGTCAAGACCATGAGTATCAACAGGCTCCCAATAAGAATCTGAATGCGCGTTGGGTCGGATGCGTACATCATTGTGCTCGATAGCACGCGACTGTGAATAGTGGATAACTGGCGTTACGTCACCCCAAGTCACTGCGGCTGTCAGCATAGCTTCTTCATCATCTATACCACCAGTACAAAATTTATGATGGTGCACGTCGTGAACGATAGGTATGCCGATTCGTTTATAAACTTCATCATATAATTCTTTTGTGCTGTATAGCGATGCCTTGTCGTCGTTCTCGACGGTAAGACGCGATTGAACAGCAGGCGATAAACGCTCGAAGTTCTTACAAAAATTTTCGAGAGCCATTGTCTTGTTGTTGTAGTGAGCGCCGACATGGATGTTCATCTTAGCATACGGTGTGCGAGGTAGACCCAACATATCAAAAAACTTAGCGTGTATCTCTAAGTCTGTAATAGTATTCTTTATTACGTGTTCTTTTGGACTTGTAAGTTTGTTAAATGGTCCGGGGTGGCTAGTCAACCTGTGCCCCATTTCACGAGCATAGTCACCTGCTTTCTTGCACCAATACATAATCTTTTCATAGTCTTTTAGGCTTTCGATATCATACTCGGATGCCCAAGGAAAGAACTCTGAAGACAAACGAAAGAACTTAATATTGTGTTCCTCGTTCCATTGTAAGATAGAGTAAAGGTCTTTGCAGTTTTGTAGTGCTAACTCTGAAGCGTAGTCAACTCCTTTCTGATCAAACGTGCGTCTAATCATCGAGCGGTTAGTGGTAATCCTCTCCGACTTCTTACGGTTGGACAGGGACATATTTAAACAAGCGTATCCTAAATTCATCATAGATACATATTAATTTATTTTGTAGTAAATGTCAAGTCATATTTCATCAAAAAGAAACTGATCGAACACTTTCATTTTAGTTAGATACTCTTCGCCGTGTATACTATGAAGTGTAGCGGCCACACTACTAAGAAGAGAGTTGCCGTCTTGTGGAGTAAAACAAAAACCTGTTACAACTGTATTTCCATAATTCCGCGATACGTTTAAACTATCTTGTGCTATAACTGTATGATTAAATATCCTGCCATAATAACCATGATCTCTGCCAAATGAAAACACTTTGTTAGTTAACGTCTTGTGTGTTAGAGCTATGTGCTTGTTTTCTTTTAACAAGTTCAGGATATCTTCCTCTATCGCATAGCCTTTCAAAGTAATACTAAATCTTATCAGATGCATGTATTGGCTATTTATTTTTAATGCGCTTGAAAAAAGTCTAGGGGTAGAACCTAGTGTACCAAATAAATCATGGGCATCTTTCGCGTGGTGTGTGCCGAACATGTTATCTCTGTGCTTTCCAACTTGTGGTGAAGCAATAAAGCTACCGTTCTGGCTTATATCATTCGCTCTACGGATACAAGTAAAATCTCCGCTTACAAAATTCTTATCCACATTTCCGCCGCTCAAAGTTTTAACCAAAGAGCATATGTTGTGCGTGTTGCAGCTAACGACTTGAACATAACTACTATCGTTCTTCATTAAAGCTGTGTCGTTAATACCAAAAGCATAAGGTAAGCCAAAGCCCTTCTCGCTTCCTTGAGCAATAAAGGTTTTCTTTTTGTTCTTTGTAGCACAATAATCTTGGTTGTTTAGTGCTTCGTAAATGTTTTCTTTATTGTCATTTCCGGCCGGAGTACAATCAATAATGACATCTGCTAAATCAAATGCCAGACCAGAAGTGGTTCCTGCTTTGTGACCGCAACTTTCGAATGCTTCTAGCTTGTCCTTATCGACAACTAGTTTTGCCCCACGTTTAACAAGACTGTTAACTTTTGCCCTCTCATCTAACAGTGGCGTACGTTTATGAAAGAACACACGAATGCCCAATTCATCTCTAAAGTCGGAAAGCAAACCAATGAGTGGTTCACCAATTGTTCCGGTACCGACGATTAATATATTTTTTAACATTGTACCTCGCTTGTGTATTATAAAATTTTCTAAAGCAACAAAATAACTGATAGCATTGTTAAGAAGAATAAAAACCCCGCAAGGTTTAAAATAAAATATAAAAGACACCTAATAGTATAATATAATATTGGTATCAGTAATATTAGTTTTATCAATGCCATGTGTATAAGATAACTTATTAGATAAAATTTGTCAACTAATATAAATCAAATTTGTTGAAATATTTTTTGGTTTCTTTTAGCTCTGTGTCTCGTATTTCAGTCACATGCTTAAAAGCATTTCTAAAGACTGTTTTTAGTATGTCTTCGTCATCAGTTCCTTCAATGATTTCAAAGAAGGCATCTGTTTTTTTTCTTTCGGCTGCTCCCGTGTCTGAGTCATACACACTCATAAGGTGCGACATCTTGTATTCATCATCTGCGTCTGGACCAGAAACATTTGTCTCTGATCGAGGATTTATAAATTCTCCCTTGCTACCTCCGACTGCTATTCTCATCTCGTTTGCAACGTATCGATTGTAGTTCTCATTGGCTTTTCCCGTTCCACCAGCGTCAGCTGACTTTGGACCTTTCAGGATGAGTCTAGCAATTTGATCGCGAACATATTCTTCCGCTTCTTTCATGTCCTTAAGATTTCTTATCATCTTCATTTCAAAGACTTGACTCCCGACGTTGATAGTTTCAATGTTTCCTCTTTCATCTTTTATGGCGCCAATCTGTGCTACACGTTGTACACCTCCCATTCGTGGGCCACCGAAGCTAACATCGATTACTAATCTTCGGTCTTTGATTTTGTCATCTAGTGTTCTCTCTGTAAATTCTAAAGGTATCTTTTGAATTAAATCTTCGAAGTTTACATAAGTGTTGGTGTTAGCCATTACCAACTCTGGCTCGTATTCATCATCTATATCTACATCCCATTCCACATAACCTGAGCCTTCTTCAATGTTTCTTACCAACTCTTTTATTGGTGGTCCAGGGATAATGCCTTCTCTTTGTAAAACTCTCTCAGCTTCTTCTAGTAATTCTCTTTGTACATCGCTACGATTAAAGTAATCTTCTATTTCATTAAGAGCTTCTTCAAACTCTTCGAAAGTATAAAACACACCACCATCACCGTATCTATTAAAAGCATTAAGGTTAACGGGTATTTGGAACACAGTATAGTGATTGCGGCTGGCGAACGAGTCGCCTTTTGTTCTAACGTAAACTCGGTGGCCACTTCCCTCGCCATCGAACCTATCAAAACCAGTATCTTCAAAGAATTCTAATATTGCTTCGCCAGCATTTAGCACTGCATCGCTGTGACTTGAGTGTTTAAAATCTGCGTCTGGAACATTGATATGATAATGCACATTTGCCGAGGCATAAACACCATCACCAAAGTCTTCTACATTCGCGCTCATATCTAACACGCCACTGTTCCGTGTGTTGAATAGATCTTCATATCTTTCTACTTCGTCAAAGAAAGCCTGATAGCCAGTATCAATTTCTAACTCTGATTCTGTTGTGTCATCAAACTTTGGAGTGCCTGTGGTTCTAAGTTCTCCATAATTAAGAAATCTAGTTAATAGTTTTCTACCAACTGTATCTTTGTATGAGCCTCCATGTCGAACGAAGTTACTTAAATTTAGATTGCCATCTACGTTTGTATCTGGATGGTCTTCTATTGTTTGTATCTCAGCCTCTTGTGATTTTTTACTCCAATCGTCTATAGTCTGTTGGAATGGACCATTGTAGCCTGTGTCATCACCGTAGATTCTAATCTCTGGTACTGCAATAGATACCTCTGCCTTTGGTACAGAAAACTTTCTTAATCTGTTTCGATTAATCGGAGTTATGTCACCTTCGTTTCTTTCATCATCACGGAAAAACTCTTCGTCTTCTTTTTGATATAAATCGATTAGTGATTGATAGTCTCCTTTCCTCAACTCAGAAGTGTCTACGTTGGCCGCGTCGGGTTCAAATAGTTTGTCCAGTTCCTCGTTTCTTACAAGGTAAGTTACCAATCCGTGACCATGCGCCTCTGCTACAGCACACTTGTAGTATTCTCCACCGCCTCCCCTGGATGTTGGTGAGTGGCAAGATTGAATGCGGTCAAAGTCTGACATTCTAAGAACATCAATTGGATGGCGGGATATAATAACTGAGTGTCCAGACTTGCCTGCGCCTCTTTTGTCCCAAGTGCTGGATAGCTTTTTTAGTTTTTCAAGTGATTGCTCTAAAGTTTTCTCATCGGTTGCACCATAGAAGAACTCACCGTATCTATCGATATCATCTTTTTCTAGAAAACTAATTCCTTTTTTAAGCAACTTGCCTATCTTCAATCGACGTTTGCGTATTTGCCTTTGCATTTCCTCTATGTATTCTGGATCTTTTCTTACCAAATTTTTTACTTTTATTTTGCCTTCTGAGTCAATAAGTTTATTTGACATATCGAAACTTAACATTCTAGTCTCGCCATTAGGATCACGAACTGCGAATCCATTTGCAATACCAGTCGTTAGATCAACAGTGTATCCTGCTTTACGTAGAAACTTAACAAGGTCTTTTTGTTCCACGCTCATGGAATAAACTAGTGGAATAACTAATCTAAACTTATCACCAAACAGATTATTAAAAGAAAGGTCTGTAGCATCGATGCCATGCATCTTTTCAATGTGGTCTAGTTCTTCTTCGGTTACTTCTTCAATTGGTTCTTTGGCTTCAGTGAGATATTGATTCCAACGATTCATCCATTGTGTCATAGATAGGTTCCTCGACTTTAATATTAATTAGTATTTAGTGATACTTAATGCGCGTTTTAAATATCCAATCCCAGAATGGAGAAGTCACACCCCAGTTTGCATTTTGGTTTCGACCCATGTGATGATCGTAGTGCCATGGATAATTCTTTTTACCCCACTCAGGATTTACGTGTGACCTTCTGTGTATGTAAAAATATCGGCAAGTGAAGAAAAGAAGACTACAATAAAAGAAATAACTGACGAACAAAAGAGGTAGATGAATTAAAGCAAGTAATGTTAACGAACCTACCTCTTGTGTTACTGAGGGATGTGGCGGGAAGCCAAGGTAACTGCTGTCCACATAGTCATTTTTTCTCACCATTCTGTGATGGTGATGCCAATGTGATGAAAAAGGACTTTTCTTTTTTTTACCCAATCCGTGAAATACATATTTGTGTATCACCCATTCAAGCAAATTGGAATAGACAAATGCTAAACCAAACAGCAATGGGTAAACAAACATGATAACCTCCAGATTGTAAAAGTGTTCTATAAATAACTACTTAATAATAAAACAAAAAGAAGGTTTTGTCAAATTTTTTATTATTTTTTATCGAAGTGTTCTTTAAGCTCGGTATAACCACCAACTAATTTTTGCATTCCGGCTACGTTTAGAAAGACAACCGGTACAGTCGAGTGACCGTGGAAATCTTTTATAGCCTGAAGTTCCTCTGGGTATTCATCCATAGCAAAAATAGTGTGGTTTACTCCTTGACGAAATAGTTCGTCTCTTGCTTGAGCACAAAAAGGACAGTCTTTTGTAATATAAATTGTATAATGTTTATCCATTTAGTAATTGTTTCCCCGATTTTAATTTTGTTTCAATTAATCCTGGCGCGCCTACGACCACAAACTGTGAACCAACCGTGCCATTGTGAACTGTAACTCTAGTATACTTTTGACGTGGATCCACGCCCTCTATTACTTTTCCTTCATTTATAGCTGACCGTGTTGCATGGTCTTCTCTTAGCATTACAACATGCGTAGGGTTTACGAAAACTTCTCGTAACTCGTAACTCTTTGTATTTTTAATCACCTCTATTAGTTGAATCATTTGTTTCTTCCTCTGGTATATTGCCCTCTTTTATATTTTTGTACCCAACTAAAATATTTAATATTTCTGATATTTTAGTTTGGTGGTCATGATAAAATTGAACATTTTGTGTTAGTGCTTGAATTATATTATCTAAATTACTTTCTTCAAAATTATTTTCAAGCAAATGACTGTGAACATCTAGCTTTTCATCTAATTTATCTAAAGACTTATAATAAAGACCAGACATTTCTTTTAGAACTTCGTCTAATTCAACGGTATATCTAATGTTTACTTTCATTCAAACCCCCTAAGAGTAATAGTAAACTAAATTATATTTTTTGTCAAGTATTAAAGAAGACTTTTATATATTGTAGCAACAGAGAGGGAGACAACAGCTGCAACAACCATCCAAATAATCCTAGTGCTTGTTTCCTTCCAGCTTTCTAATTCACGTAAGCGAGCGTAAAGTCCAGAGTCGGGATTATAAACGGCTTCTTTAATTTTAGCGATATCATCAGCCATTTCCTCTTGTTTATCTTTAACTGTATCAATTGATTGAATCATTTGGTCAAACTTCCCGTTCATCTCTGCCCAAGCTACTGCTTGGCTTACGCTAGCCGTCTCGTCTCCCATATAATAAGATCTCCCGTGCTTACTTTATAAGTAGTGCTAGGCTTCAACAATCGCAAAATTTGATGTAATAAGTGTGCCAGCAACTGATACAGAATTTTGTAAAGCGCAGCGTGTTACTCTAGCTGGATCTATAACTCCTCGATCTAAAAGGTCAACCATTTTGTGCCTACTAAAATCATAGCCAAAGTTTTTTTCTTGTTTTTCAACATCACAAACTATAATGTCTGGTGACTCTCCAGCATTAAGACACATCTGACGCAAAGGTTCTCTACATGCACCTTGAACTATTTTTACCCCAAGCGATTGTGTTTCGTTCTCTACTTTATCTTCTAAAAACTCTACCATTTTTGAAGAGTTTTGAACCAAGAACGAGCCTCCACCGGGTAAGACGCCCTCTGCTTGTGCTGACTTGACAGCCTCCAGTGCATCTTCAATCCTGTGCGTTTTTTCTATCATCTCGATTTCAGTAGCTGCTCCAACGCGAATGACTGATATACCTGAAGCCAACCGAGTAATCCTCTCTTGTATTTTATCACACTCGTGTAAACTCTCTGTGTCCTGCATTATGGCTTTTAGTTTTTCTATCTGTTCCTCAACAGAATCTAGTGAGCCTTTGCCTCCAAGAATAGTGGTCCAGTTTTTTCCTATCTCTAACCGCTTTGACTTTCCAAAATCAGTCAACTTAACTTCTTTTAGTTTTTTACCTAGCTGTCTGGAAATAAAAGTTGCACCAACTGAGAGTGCAAGGTCTTTAAGAATATTTCTTCTTTCCTCGCCATAGCGTGGAGCTTTTACACCACACACTCTCATTGTGCCACGCATTGCATTCATGATAAGAGCAGCCAAAGCTTGGCCTTCGATGTCCTCTGCTACAATCACAAACGGCCTTCCTTCTCTTGATGCGATCTCTAATGCTGGTAGAATCGATTCAACAGATTCAATCTTTTCATCTGTCACTAATATAATAGGTTCATCATAGCTTACCACACCACGCTTCTCATCGTTTATAAAAGCAGTGGCCAGATAACCCGAGTCAAAGCGAAAACCTTCCACGAGATCTAGACTAGTCTCCACGGAGCGAGCCTCTTCGATAGTCACCGTGCCATCTTTACCAGCTAAGTCAACTGCCTTTGATATAAGTTTGCCGATAACATTATCACCATTCGCTGATATTGTTGCGATGGATTCGATATCATCAATAGATTTTATCGGAGTTGCCTCTTCTTTTATTTGCTTTACCAAATAATCAACGGCCAAGTCCATTCCTTTCTTAAGTTCCACCGGTGCGGCGCCTGAAGCTAGATATTTTTGTGCTTCCCGATACATTGCATAAGTTAAAACAGTTGTGGTTGTAGTTCCATCTCCAGCCTCTTGATTTGTTTTCTCCGCTGCCTGTTTTACTATTTGGGCACCAGCATTTTCAAACGGATTTTGTAAATCAATAAACTTAGCGACTGTCACTCCATCTTTTGTTGCGATGGGCATGCGATCTTTTTGATGTAATATTACCGTGCGACCTTTTGGTCCAAGGGTGGAAGCGACGTTAGTAGCAATGGTTTCTATACCTCGCTCAAGCTGACTACGAAGAGCCTCCGAGTTACTAAATTTTTTCATAAGAACACCTCTGGGATATATTATAGGGGAGTATTAACTAAATGTCAAGTGGTTAATCACCAGCTGCTTTAATTTTTTCTGTTTTTTCGCCAATTTCTGCGCTGGCTTTAATCGCGTTATCAGCAAGAGAGTCATCTTCAAGACCACCAGCAAAGTAGCCTTGTATATTTGTAGTCAACACTTTAAGACTATCGAAGATTTCAAATATAGAATTATTTATTATGTCACGCACATTGTTTAGCATAAATTGTATTCTAGAAGCTCCTATCTCAATTTCACCAATCTTTACAGATTCTTGACCCTCTGGTAACGCACTATCTGGAACTGTTAAAACATCTCTTTTGTTCATGCTAAATTGATCTGTATAGATGTATCCTCTACTAACTCGCAATGCCATCTTTTTCTGCTCTGGTGTCAAAGTATTATAAAAATCAGCTGATTCATAAACCGACTCGAAACCCTGGGCTGTGGCGCGTCTTGCCAACGCTCGGCGCTCGTTGAAAGCCTCTTGGTTTTTTTCTTGAACCTGTTGGTTTGCTTTGTATACAACGGCGAACAAATCTGCCACGTCTAAATAATTTTCATCTTGATTGTTTTGGATTTGATATCCATTTTGTTCAGAAAATTGTGAGAGTAGTTGTATAAGAGGCGCCCTGCGGTTTGGACGCCACCATCTACCACCTTGGCCAACACTTATTTTTGAAAACCCTGGTCTTTTAGGTGCAGAAAATATTTGTTTGTTTTTTGAATAATTTATAGTTTGAAATAATTTTTCTAAATTGCCTGAATCTTGTGCGAATTTAACGACACTTTGATCCCAATCTTCTTCACCTGTTATGGAAGTGATATAATTTTTGAAGTTTTCCATGAATTGTGTTTCCGCTGATTGGGCTGTCATTAATTCAGGCAAATCAATTGTAAAAGATTCTGGATCTTCCACAAATGCAGTGGGAAGCGCTACTACATATGGTTCTCTACTTGTTCCAAGGATGTCAAATATATTATCTAATGTAAAATTAAATCTATAAAATTTTAGAGCGCCCTCCAAGTTTAAACCTTCGCCTTCAAGGTCTTTCATTGTAACCACATATTGCATTAAATTAGGCTCTTTTACCAAGTCATTAACTAAGTCAGTATAACTGCCACCAACATGAACTGTTTTTTCTGCATACAATTTTAAAGATATTGGCGTGCCGTCACCAGAGGTTAAGTCTGCAATTGTTTTATTGCCTGTTGCGATTTGATTACCGCCTAAAAGCACACCAAGAAAAGACTCAAAGGCAAAACCTGCGGCAGACGCGTTAAAGTTTGTGATGATTTTGGTTAATGTTTTATAAAAAGTGAGGTAAGCTAGAGTTTTTTTAATTTTTTGCGCCTCGCCACCAGAGGTAAGATTCTCAATTACTTGTTTATCCATGTCATAAAAGTCTGATAATTTCTTAATTTTATCTTGTAGATCTTGACCTTGAGCAATGTTATCTAAAAAATTTGCAAGCTCTGCTCTTTGCTCTGATGGGATGCCTTCTCCCTGGTCTGTTGATAGCGCTGCCCAGCCCAGCTCCGACACAGCAATTTCGGGTAAAGAAGAAGCCGTAAGAGTTTCCTCTCTACCTTCACCTCTTTGTGGCAGCATTTCGCGTTCAAATAATTTTGTCTCTTCTAATAAGCTATTTATTACTTCAAAAAGATTTTGTATGTCATCTATTTTTTGCACAGATTGTTTTGGTGCATGCTTCAAAACGATTTTATTTATATCAACCATATATTAAGTAGTTCCTTATACTATGATATCCGCAATTCCATAATTAACCGCGTCTTCTGCACTCAAATAAACGTCCATATTTTTATTTAACATGTTTTTAAGTTGTCTTTCTGTAAGGTCAGTTTCTTCACATAGGGCTTTGATATGTTGTTTTTGAATCCAACGTGTCTCTTCCATTTCATTTTCTAAAGAATGAATAGAACCCATATGGCCTCCGCGGACAGCATGCATCATGATGCGACAATGTTTGCCAATTTTACGTTGACCCTTTGTTCCCGCCGCTAAGAGAAGGACGCCAGCAGACATTACTTTTCCTATGCCGTGTGTATGAATAGGACAGTCTTCTCTAACCATTCGCATTAAATCATATATACCAAACATGCCAAGGGCATCACCACCCCAGGTTGAAACATAAAATGTAACAGGTTTAGGCTTTATTTCTTCTTCTGAATTGTCACCGGGCATTAGTAAACATGATGTGTGACGAAGATAAAGAAGACCAGAACAAACGTCCTCAACTTTTTCCTCATCTAAATCACCGAAAAGACCAATTGTTCTCAAAGGTGGAGGACCTGGAGGCGCCTGCAGATCCATCAAATTAATGGAGTCTTTTTTTTGCTCATCCTCGTTTTTGTTTATACGTCTCTTCAACTTTTTCAAGCTCCTTTTCAAAGTCTTTTTCAATACATTTAATGAATTTATTAGACATTTGATTTAATATTTCATCCCAGCTATCATATTTTAGGGCCGGTCTTAAAGTTATTGGTAGTTGTGTTTTTAAACCTTCAGATACGCTTTTTTTCCATTCGTTGATAAAAATACTGTCTTCATTTTTCATTACTTTTATATGTTCTTTGCTAACATCTTCACTATTTTCTAGTAATATATATTTTGAAACTGTTGAAAAAATTAATTGTTGATAAGAATAATAAATCAACTGAAATGCATAATGCTTAAATTGCGATAAAAGATAAATTTTGTGCATTAATAAAGTCAATCTAACCAAAATTGAACACACCACTACACCAAGGAGAAACCAGATAAGCTCCTGCATTTATATAACCTCGCTTTGTTTAACTTTTTACCGACGAGAATTGATAATACGCTTCATTACTCGGCGTGCGACTTCATTAACCATGTCTTCCTCTTCTTCCATCATAGGAGGAGGATTCATCATTTTATCGTCGTCTTCAACGCGATCATGATCCATTTCAGATAAGTCAACTTCATCTTCCTCTTTATCAACATCAACGGATAACTTTCCAGAATCAACCAAGCTTTCCAAAGCGTTCATAACAGCATCTTCGATCATTTCACCTAAAGCATCCATGTCTAAGCCACCCATTTCTGGAGCGGGACCCATCGGTTCGTCTTCTAGTTCGTCACCCACCGGTTCGTCTTCTAGTTCGTCACCCAATGGCTCGTCGTCGTCATCATCTTGCATCGACATGTCGCCTACTTCATCTAGAAAACTGTCCAGTTCTTCATCCAAGAAGTCAAAATTCTCATCTAGGTCATCATCTTTACGCATGCCCATGCCTTCTTCAAGGTCATCGTCTTTACGCATGCCTTCTTCTAAGTCATCGTCTTTACGCATATGCTGGCCTTCTTCTAGATCGTCATCTTTACGCATGCCTTCTTCTAAGTCATCATCTTTTCGATCTTCATCATCTTTGCGCATATGTTGACCTTCGTTGATTTTTCCAACAAATTGATCCGTCAATGGCTCAATCTCAGCCAATTTCATAAAACGGCGAACCGTATTTTCATTTAGTAAATTCTTGTTGCTCATTCTTTGGTTTCTCCTTTTAATCCATTGGCTTCGAGCCAAAATGTAATAAGCGTGTTAATGTAATAATTAGTCATTTATATTTTAAAAACTGTTTTTAATTTTTTTACCGCTTCTTTTTCTATTTGAGAAACACGCACATAAGAAATACCTAGACGTTCTCCGGCTTCATTTAGGGTTAGTTTGCCGTTTTTTTTGACTGAAACTAGTGTGCAATTCAAGTCTTTGCCGTACTCTAACCAAAGCCTACAGTCTTTTCTTTGACATGGATTATCATTCTCCATATTATCTTGTGCGCATTTTCTCATGTTATTCCTCACTTTCAATTAAATCAAATATGTTTTCTATATCATCAGGATCTAAACCAAATTTATTAATGATATCTTTTTCTTTTTCACGAAGTTGTTTATTCTTTTTTAGTTTGTGTTTTCTTGCCATAATACTACTCTCTTTTACTTTAGCTATAAAAGGCTGAAGAAGTGGGTCATCTAAAAGATAACCTTTAATATACTCATTGAAAAACCAGAACTTTGTAATGTCATCAAACTTTAATTTTATTCTTAGATTGGCATCCAAAGTTTCTAAACTGTCGATAGTAATAGTTTTCGCCTCTTCAGGTTTTGCTTTTCTTTTTTTCATTTACCTAAAATATGAGTTTTGCTTTCAGACAGACCGGCATTTGTTTGTCTTGTCCATTGAGCCTTTGTTTGCAGCCCTGTTATGGTCCTACACCCTGAGTAAGATAAGCCAGATAACATGCCACCGCGAAGATCTTCTAATATTTCCACAACTGAGCCTTTGTAATCAATGAAAGTGCTTACACCTTCGTTAGAGCTATAGCGTCCACGCCATTCCATTTGCGCATCTTTAGAAGCCATTCCTCGATAAGCTTTCTTTTGACCAGTTGGTAACTGAATAAAATCTCCAGGTGTTTCATCTGTTCCTGCCAGAAGCGAACCCAACATAACAAAGTCTGCACCAGCAGCAAGAGCTTTTACAATGTCACCAGCGGTTCTAATGCCACCGTCTGCAATAATGGCGACATCCCGATCAGTTTGAGCACAATCAAAAATAGTTTGTAGTCCGGGTAGGCCGTGACCTGTTTGTATTCTTGTAGAGCAAATGGATCCACCGCCAATGTTACAACGCACAGAATTAGCACCCCATTTAGCTAGATCATTTATTCCTTCTAGAGTCGCGACATTTCCAGCCATAATGTGAACTGATTCACCAAATGATTTTTTAAGAACACCTAGCGCGTCTTTCATTAATACATGATGACCATGAGCTACATCAATACAGATAACGTTAACACCGTTTTCTACAAGTGTCTGTGCTCTTTCAAAGTAATCACCACTTACACCAACTGCAGCACCAACGTTTGTGGCGCCTGCGCTAATAACTTCTGCAGCTAAACCAGCTTGTTCCTCGATAGAATTGTATCTATGGAGTATGCCCAAACCACCAAGTTTATCCATGGTGTAAGCCATTTCTGATTCTGTAACTGTATCCATTGGCGAAGATATAATAGGAAGTTTAAATACTAAACTTTCATCTAATGCAGAAGTTAAATAAACTTCTTTTCTGCTTTTAATATCTGAGTATTGTGGTGTTAAAAGTACGTCATCATAAGTTAGTGCCTCTTTCATTTGCCTTCCTTTATTTCAACTTCTTCAATAAGTTTATCTAAATACCAACGGGCTTTCTTCAAATCTTCTAAAGACTTACCCTTGTATGGATGACGAGTTACATATTTTATAATGTTAGACTCTGGGTAATCCATTTTCCAAGAGCGAATATAATGATAGGTTTCTATTGCTTGTTCGCCTTTCCAGTTTATGTTATAGTGGTTTGGGCGATTGACTTTATCTTCACTCATCCTAGCTCCAACCAGCTACCTTCAATAAGATCAATATCCATGTCTTCTAAACTGTTTGTAAACTTATCCCACTCATCAGGGTATGCCTTTTCAATATAAGAATCAAAAAGTAAATAAGTTACGTTCCAATCAAAACCCTGAAGGTCACGAATATAATCGCGATCAAAATATTTTGGAAACTCAGGCTCGACACCAAACTTCTCATTAAATATTTCTACTAGTGGGGTGTAATCATATTCCTCTTCCCACGTTTTATATTCGTTTAGTATTTCTAGATCTTCAGCAACATCTTCGTTAAAGATGAAACCCTTTTTACGCGTCAGGCGAATTTGCATCTTTATCCTCCATATATTGTTTTATTACTTTTTGTGCATTGTCCCAGCACTGGGGGCAGTAAAGATGAACTTTCTGTTCTTGTTGTCTCACAACAACGTTCCAACTCATTACCTGCTCTCGATTTAGTTTATCAAAAGGTTTGTCACATGTCAAGCACTTTTCTGGTAATTGATCAAAAAGTGCAACTTTTGTTGCAAGTTCTTTTTCTGCCTTTTTCTTTTTTTTGTTTGTTCTTTGTCTTCTTATCTTTCTAGCAATGCCCACTATCTACTCCCTGTGCTGCCCAAGGCGCCAACACCTCTTGTGCTATCTTTGTTTAGTTCGCTAGGGTCAGAAACTTCGACAACTTTGCAAAGATTTACGGGAATTAAAACACCTTGCGCCATTTTATCCCCATGAGAAAACCAATGTGTTTGTTTGCCTACGTTGTGTAAGTTTACAAATATTTCCCCATCATAACCGGAGTCGACAACACATGCACCCACGAGGAGTTGTTTTCTAGCTGCGATACTAGATTTGTTTTTTATTTCCAACATGTAATCTCTTGGCACCTGTGCTTTAATCCCAGTGGAAAGAAGAACCGTTTCTCCTGGGTGTATGGGTATTTTGTTTATTCTCCCCTCCGGCGCACAATAGTATAGATCCATGCCAGCATCACCATCATGAGCACGAGTGGGTAACTTTGCGCTCGGTCGTATTTTAAATACTTTAAGTTCCATTATTTTCTCCTTATCCTAATAGTTTCCAATTTTGTAGAGCACCTCTAGAGGAGAAGCCCCATTGCTCATCAAAGTTAAGTTTCGCCATGTAGGGGCGATTAACGAACAATGTATCTTTTTCTGGGTTTACACCCCAGCAACGGATGTCAGTCATCACACTATTCTTATCTATTGTTTTGACAATATAATAAGGACGACCTTTTACTGTTTTCTTTTTGATTACTTCTCTTGGAATAAACCAAGCAACGCCAAGATCGTGGTCCCACTCAGAAATGGTTGGGACTTTGTAATAACTTAACCTTTGTACTATATCATCTGAAACAACTAATGTCAAGGGGAACATACCGGTAATATTAGTTTTTGTTTCGATATATTCATCTCTAGTGAAGTCTTCAGTGCTTTTAAACTCTTCTATATTCTCAGCCAACTTCTTTTTAGTCTTCGGCCTGCTATCTGCAACAGACAACCAGAAGTGCTTTTGGTTTCTAAATCTGTCATCCATCAACTCATCTACTGCTTCTGCTTTAATGAGGACATCCAATGCTTTCTTATTGAGTTTAGAATAGACAATCTCTTTGCTAAAGAGAAGTTCTTCAACAGAGTTAAATGGTCTATGTTCGATGATTTGTTCAATTGCTTTGTCTCCTAATCCTTTTATCGAAGTCAAGGGCTGAATGAGTGTTCTTTCATCCTCACCGATATCCCAGACAGAACTGGACTTATTAATATTGACAGGCTCTAACTTGAACCCAAACTTCTTTGCTATATTGATTGCTTTTTCTTTTCTACTCTCTGGTTCTTTGTCCAAGAAAGCTGCCATCCAACAATCAGGATAATAATTAAATAGCCAAGCGCATTGAAAAGATATAATAGAATATGAAACAGCATGGGATTTATTGAAACCATAGCCGGAGAAGTACTCAAACTTCGCCCACATTTTTTCTGCCCATTGTTCCTTTAAACCTTTATCGATACATCCTTGAATAAACTTAAGCTTTATTTTATTTTTTTGTTCCGCTGCGGCGCCAGTGCCTTTTTTAGTAAGCAGTTTACGAAGTTTGTTACCTTCATCCAAGGACAAGTCTTTGCCCAATCTGTGAGCCAGCAAAGCAATCTGCTCTTGGAAAATAAGAAAGCCATAAGTTTCTTTTGTAACTTCTTTTACAATATCATGACCGTAACGAATACTCCTTGGATTTTCTTTTGCCTCTACAAAATCTTCGTGTACATTCGCTGATAGGGGACCAGGGCGATAGATAGAAGTGATGGAAGCAATATCAATAATATTTTTTGGTTTTGTTCTTTTACAAAAGTTCTGGGCGCCCTTCTCAGCGAACTGAAATATCCCGGCCCATTTACCCTTCCAAAAAATATTCTCATAGACTTTCTTGTCTTTTAGATTTATACTATTAGGGTGCAAGTGTTTATCATAAAACTTTTTAATGTCATCAAAAGTAGGATTCAGGTTTCCTTGTTTCTTCAGAATATGATAAACAGCACCTTCAATCATTTTCAAAGTAGAAAGACCAAGGATATCAAACTTAATAAAACCCATGGGCTCTAACTGTCGAACATGCTGACCTTCGGACCAAGGCGTCTGAGTCACACCACCAGAGTTAATGAGCGGCATATATTTATCTAACTCTTCGCCAATAACAACACCACCAGCGTGACGAGATACTGAACGGACCTCACCAACTAAAGCCTCGACGTGTGTTTTAATCTTTGGATACTTTCGGAGAAACGCTTTAAGCGAATCGGAATATTCCATTACCTCTTCAAACGTAGGTGCATATACACCAGCCTTGATGCCGTGTTTCTTTTTTGCAATCGGTGTTGCTTCAGCTAACATCTTAGAAGTCACAGCGTTAGATTCTGTAAAGGGTACCTCATAGAACTTTGCAATGTCTTTAATCAAAGAGCGCAGCTGAAGTTTATTGAAGTTGGAGATAGGGACAACGGTGTTGCCACCCCACTCATCAATCAGCATTTCTTTTAGTTCCATGGGACTAGACACATCATAATCGATATCAGGATAATCTTTTGAATCTTTCGTCATAAAACGAGAAAATAGAAGATTATATTTGATAGGATCGACCTGTGTGATACCAAGAGCATATGCAACTAAAGAGCCAGCGGCAGAGCCGCGGCCAGCACCAGTTAACTGAACTTCTGTTGCCTTATCAGCAATGGACTTCATAGTAAGGAAATACTTACTGAAACCTCGCTCGCTGATTACATTCATCTCTTCTTTCAATCGATCAATGTATTCTGAATTGTTTGCTAGGCCAAGCCCTCTAAGCCCATCCACACAAGCAGCGACAAGGGCTCTATCGGGAGTCTGTCCAGCG